GGCACGGGCTACGCGCCGTGAGCAGCGTCGAGGTCATCGCGCTCGCGCTCGCGATCGCGGCGGCGCTCCTGGTCATCGTCGAGCTGGTGCGCGAGCAACGGGAGCTGATCGCGTGGGCGGTGCTCCTGCTCGCACTGTCCGAGCTGATCGGCCGGATCTAGGAAACACGAAGGCCCGGCATCTCTGCCGGGCCCGCGCTGACGGCGTGCAAGGGGGATACCTGCCCTGCTACCGTCTGGTCTGCTTAGAACCGCTGTGAGGATACCGCCCACGTGACCGCATTACATAACCTGCCGGCGTGCGACACGCTCCTTCCCTTATGGGAAGTAGAGCATCGGAAGGGCCCGCGACCGAGATCGCGTAACGATCTCGCCCAACACATCCTCAACCGATCCGTACCCGGTGCGGACGGCTGCCTGTTATGGCCCGGCGCACAGACCGGCGGCTACGGCATGGTCATGGCCCGAGGGTGGCACCCGACCAGTCCGCAGCAGGTCCACCGCGTCGTCTACGAGATCGTCAACGGCTCGATCCCGGCCGGGCGCGAGGTATCGCACCTGTGCGGCGTCAGGCTGTGCGTCAACCCGACGCACCTGGTCGCGGAATCGCACGCGGCCAACATGGAGCGAATCCCGGTCGCGAAGCGGGGCCGACGGCCCTTATCGGAAGTAGGAGCCGGCGGCCGGCTCACTGACACCGTCCCCCGCTATCTCGCCCTGGTCGGCTCACGCCGCCGGCGCAGGTATCCGGCCGAGACGATCGCCCGCCGCATCCATGCCGAGCGCTCGGTATGGGGCGTCGTCAACGACTACGGCATCTCCTACTCGCACGCCTGCCGCATCCGCGCGGGCTGGCGGCCGCGATGAACGAGATCGTCGTCGTCGAGCCGCCCGAGGTCATCCGGCTCGACGCGCCCACCCCCGAACGCCTGATCGAGTTCGCGTCGCGGATGGCGACGGCGCTCGCCGACGTCGTCGACCGCCAGCATCTCTACCAGGTCATCGGGGGTCGCAAGTACCCGATGGTCGAGGCGTGGATGACGATCGCCCGCATGGACGGCGTCGTCGCCCGCGAGGCGAGCAATCCCGTCCGCCGCGACGACGGCTCCTACGAGGCGATCGTCGAGCTGATCCGCCTGTCGGACGGCATGCCGATCGGCCGCGCGTCGGCCATCTGCGGCACGCCCGACGACCGCCCCTGGAGCCAGCGCTCAGAGCCCAACAGACGGTCCATGGCGGTCACGCGGGCGACGAGCCGCGCAATGCGCCAGCAGTACTCCTGGATCATGGCCCTGGCCGGCTACGAGCCGACTCCGGCCGAGGAGATGCTTTCTCACCCCCAGGCGGCCGACGTCGAGGCGGCCTACGCGCCGACCGGCGAGACGGTGCGGATCAAGGGCAGGCTCGATCTCGGCGACACCGCGGACGGACAGGTGCGCACCACCCCCACCGGCGTTGCCCTGTCGTTCCGCGTGTTCGACACCCCGAGCCGGAAGGTCCAGGTCGTCGCGATCGACGGGCTGGCGATGGTGCTCGAACCCCTGCTCCCCGGGCTCGTGAATACGACGGTCATCGTGGAAGGCCGCCTGGAAATGGTCGAGTGGCAGTCGAAAGGGCAGGCCATGAAGGCGTATCGGCGGATTCACCTGTCGCGGCTCATCAGTGACGACGTCGTCGTCCCGGCCGAGTCATGAGCTACACCGCGCACCGCGACCAACTCACGGTCGAAGTCTTCTCGCCGTTCCACAACCGCATCTGGAAGATCACCCCCCGCCAGTACCAGCTCATGTGCCGGATCTTCTCCGGCCGGCGCTTCACGCTCGCCGAGCTCGGGGCCGAGATCGGCTACTCGCGCTCCGGCCTGCAAGCGGCGCTGCAGGCCCTGGTCACCGGCGGCCTTGTCGTCGTTCGGACCAGGCTCGGCCGGTTCGGGTGGACGTTCGCGAAGGTCAGGCCGGGCGTCGTCGCGACCAAGGTCGTGGACCGGATTCGGGACGTGATTTCGAATGTCCTCCAACTAGGTACGTCGTCTTCTTCGTCTTCTTCAAAGAACGGTTCTTTGATGGAGGACATTCAGTACGACGTCTTCTTTGAAGGCTCCGTATGAACCCCCGGGAGGGCGCGCCGGAGCTCACCGACGTCTGCGTCCTGTGCGGCGTCCTGACGCGAGTCCGCATGGGGCTCTACCACCGGAACGGCCGCTGGGACGCGGGTCGCCGCTGCGTCGATCACAAGGCATGTACCGCCCGGCAGGTGAAACCATGACCGCGCCGGGCTCACCCGCCAGCCGGACCAGGACCCCCCGGGCCCGGCTGGCGCCCGGTCCCACCGAGACGGAATTCCTGGTCATGGTCACCGAGCTGGCCACGATCTACGGCTGGCGCTGGGCGCACTTCCGCGTCGCGCGCACCGAGCACGGCTGGCGCACGCCCGTCTCGGGCCCGCTCGGCAAGGGCTGGCCGGACCTCGTGCTCACCCGCGAGCGCGACGGTCGGATGATCTACGCCGAGCTGAAGACCGACACCGGGCGTCTAACAGACGACCAATCGGCCGTGCTGGGCTACCTGATGGGCGTCGCGCGCCTCCACGGCTGGCTCCAGGTCCACATCTGGCGCCCGCGGGATTTCGACGAGATCCAGGCGGCGCTCAGATGACGCCCGAGAAGCTGGACGAGCTGGAGCGGCTGGTCGACGACGCCGCGGGCGAGGCGTTCCTGCCTGAAGGCTGGCAGCGGATCGTCGCCTTTCTGCCGGATCTCATCGCCGCCGCCCGCCGCGAGGCCGCGCTGCGAGAGCAGTTGGACGAGTTGGGGAAGGCGTACCTGGAATGCCAGCGTCTCCTTGGCGTGTCGCGATGACGCGCGCGTACGACCACCCGATCTGGCGCGCCTCGATCAGGCCGGCCGTGCTCGCACGCGACGGCCGGCAGTGCCAAGTGTGGCTCGACCTGCTCGGGCGGAAATGCGGGCGGCTCGCCACCGACGTCGGCCACCGCGTTGCCCTGGTCAATGGCGGCGAGCCGTACCAGCTCTCGAACCTGGAGGCGCAGTGCGCCGCGCACAACAGGGCCGACGGCGCACGGCTCGCGCGCAACCGCAGCTGCCACGTTCGCCAGTCGAGGCGGTGGTGATGTACCGCGCGGCGCCGATCACCCAACGCGACGGCTCGCCGCTCGCGAACAGCAATTGCCGCATGGCGGCCTGCGCCACCGGCATCGACTTCCATACCAGGGGCGCGATCCTGTCCACCGGCGCCGAGATGCGCTCGAGACAGTCCGACCAGGTCGGTGGCACCGACTCGGGCGACGCGTCGCAGGCGTGGTCAACGTACGGGCAGGATCTCCTGATCCGGGACGGCAACACCTTCGACCAGGCGATCAACGACCTTCTGGCCGGGCGCTCGATCCAGCTCGACGTGTGGCACGCGACGGCGCGCGGGCCGTGCGTCTCCGGTTCGGGCGCCTACGGCCACTCGATGGCGGTAGCCCCGGAGCGCAATGGCGATCGATGGCTCACCGCCGATCCCTGGTGCTCGCCCGCCAGCTGGCAGTGGTGGGACGAGAGCCTGCTCCGCGCCGGCGCCGAGGAGCTCGGCGCCATGGCCTACAGCACAGCAACTGGCGGTCGCTTCTACCACCCGCGCTCGGAGGGCGAGTTGCTGGATCGGATGCGCAGCGTGCTCGTCGCGTTGATGACGCTCTACCGACCCGATAGCCCTGCCGTGGAGAAACCCCCGGCCACGGGTGGAGGTGGCCGGATCTTCTACACCGCCACGCGGACCCAGGGTGAGATACCACCCGAGGAGGCAGACGACATGGCAATGAATGCCGCGGCCGGCATCACTTCGACAGTGCGGGCCGACGCGCCTGCCGGCCTGGACTGGTTCGAAGACGCCAACCTCACCAAGCGGGGCGGCTCGTTCTCGAAGGCGGCCACCGTGGTGTTCCTGGGGAACCCCATCGGGGAGAAAGTCGAGGCCGGCAGTAGGGCCGTATTGATCCAGACCGGAAATTTGTATTCCGACGGCAGCACGCGACCTTCGATTGTCTATGTCGCCGCTGGAGCCGTGCGCACGTATTCGATCCCCCCCACCCCTTCCACGGGCACGGACGTTACCGAAGCCCTGGAGATCCGGGACGCCGAATGGCGCGAGCGGATCATCGACCAGCTCTCACCCGGGGCATTCGAGGGATGAGCGGGCCCACGCGTCAGGAATGGGTCAGGCGTTTCGTGGAAGCGCCGTTGCCGTTGTGTCCGCGTTGTGGTCACCCATGGGTGCTCCACTCACCCGATGAGAAGGGGTATGTCTGCCGGGTGTGCCGATGCAGGCGCACACATCCGCCTGCTTGAAAACCATGCCTCGCCGCGCCCTGCCTTACCACGCCCTGCCTAGCCACGCCCCGCCCGGCCCCGCCGTGGCCTGCTACATCAGCCCTTCCTTGCGCAGCACGTCCTCGATGCGACGCAGGCGGGATTCGTGGGCGAACACCGCCCACAGCGCGAAGGTGAGCTTCTGTTGCGAATCCCAGTCATCGAGCGCCTGACCCGTCAGCTTGCTGAGGTCGGTGGCAGCAAGGACGCGAACGGCAAGACCGAGCTGGCGCCGGCCCCGCCGCTTGTGGCTTGCCGAGACCCGCACATGCTCGGCCGCGTCGATCACCCGGTAGCCGATCTGGGGGACCGCTTCGAGCCAGTGTTTGCGCCGATCGCCGAGCTCGGTGCGGGCCCGGTAGAGCGGCGTGCGATTCGTTCGGAACTCGCGTCCGAGGAGATTGTCGAGCTCGACGTACGAGATGATCCGGCCGGTATCGGCATCGTCGAGCAACTCGTCGTAGATCATCAGCCACTCGGGCTTCTCGCCCTTCGGGGCGAACTGCGGGGTCACGCGACGATCTCGGCCGTGAAGCGGCCGTACCCGAGCTTGCGGGCGTCACCGAGCCCTTCCATCCGGCCGGCCCGCTCCAGGATGCGCATGAAGTCGTCGGGCGAGAGCTCCACCTCCTCGAGCTCGACGTCGAAGTCGGCCTGCCAGCGCCTGAAGATCGGCCGCGTCCGCGCCGTGCGGTTGCGGCCGATCCGCACCGTCGTCCGCCAGCGGTACTCATCGCGCTTCGCAAGGGCATCGATGGACTTCGGACCGTCGTGACCGATCGCGATCCTGTCGGTTGTCAGGTGGACCGCGTCGTAGACCCGCTCGCCCAGCTTCCATGCCGTGGCCGCGTCACGCAGCGAACGGATGATGTTGCCGCTCGGCATGTAGGGCCCGAGCTCGGGATCGAAGTAGATCGCGCCGCGCCACTCGACATCGGCGATCTCATGGATGTCGGTCGGTGTCTTGTCCCGCTTGTCGGTCAGCTCGGATAGCAGCCTCGCCATGTCGTCGAGTGGATCGGCGAGCCTGCCGTTGTGCATGACCAGGGCAGACGCGCCCGTGAGATGGATCCGTAGTTGCATCGTGTGTATCCCCATGTGAAATGTGGCGTAGACACGGGATGATAGCATGGTTTAGACATGGCGTGGCGAGGCATGGCGCGGCTTGGCATGGCCCGGCGGGGCAGGGCGTGGCCCGGCCTGGCTTGGCGCGGCGGGGCCAGGCAAGGCGAGGCGGGGCGAGGCCAGGCGAGGCAGGGCAGGGATTAGCTGGCAGGGATAACTCAATAACCCCCCCACCCCTCACGTCATGGCAGGGCTCGGCTGGGCGTGGCGGGACAAGCCCCGGCAGGGCATGGCAAGGCATGGCCCGGCCTGGCATGGCTTGGCATGGCGGGGCAGGGCAAGGGTCGGCGGGGCAGGGCATGGTGCGGCACGGCGCGGCACGGCAAGGCGGGGCTAGGCTCGGCGAGGCAGGGATTAACCAAGAGATCAGGTCAGGGCTTGGCGAGGCTGGGCGGTGCGGGGCATGGCTGATCAGGGCAAGGCGAGGCAAGGTAATGCGCCGCGCATAATCGCGAACGATGAGCGCCCAGTTTTTCTGACGCGATGACGTCCACAAGACCACCCCAGTCGAATCTCTCTGCGATAAAACCGAAGGTCCGCCGAACGAGCGGGGCGCGTCCGATGCCGGCCGGATCGCACCGGAACGCGTCGGCGATCGAGCGGACGATCGCCGCCCTGCGTGGGGACGGTCGCCTCGCCGATGTTGACGCGGCCTCATTGGCGATCGTGCGCACCACGGCCGCCGCGCTCGACGCCGCGACCGGCGCGTACGACATTGCCGTGATCGCGCGGGTCCACATCACCGCGCTCGCCGGCCTGCTAGCGGGTCACGTGACACCACCCGATGACGAGCTGGACCGATTCCTCGCCAGTCTCCGCTCCCCCGAGGTACGCGACCCCGCGGACTCCTGAACGCGCGTCGTGGGGCGAGCGGGTGGCGCGGATCTCGGCCGCGCTCGGCACGCCGCTCTTGCCATGGCAACGATTCGTCGCCGACGTCGCCCTGGAGCATGACGAGCGGGGCGTGCCGTACTACCGCGAGGTCCGCCTGACCGTGCCGCGGCAGTCGGGCAAGACGACGCTGATCCTCGCGGTGGCGACCGATCGCTGCCTCTCGTTCGACCGTCCGCAGCGCGTGCTGTATAGCGCGCAGGACCGCAACCACGCCCGCGAGAAGTGGGTCGAGCAGGTCGACATGCTGGAGCGGTCGCCGCTGCGGCGCCTCTTTCGGGTCCGTCGCTCCAACGGATCCGAGCGGATTACGTGGCGCACAGGTTCGGTGCTCGGCATCACGGCGTCGGGCGACAAGTCGGGGCACGGCTTCACCCTCGATGAAGCCTTCATCGATGAAGCGTTTGCCCAGGTCGACGACCGGCTCGTGCAGGGCTTCCGGCCGGCGATGGTCACGCGCCGCGACGCGCAGCTGTGGATTCTGTCGACCGCCGGCACAGAAGAGTCGGTGTTCCTGCGCGATCGCGTCGATGATGGGCGGGCACGGGTGGAAGCAGGCGAGCGGGCCGGCGTCGCCTACTTCGAATGGAGCGCGCCCGACGATTGGGACGTCGAGGATCGCGCGACCTGGAGGGCGGCGATGCCGGCGCTCGGCCTCACGATCGACGAGGAGACGGTCGCGGCCGACTTCGCGACGATGGACTCGGGCGAGTTCGCGCGCGCCTACCTCAACCGCTGGGCGCCCAAGGGCGTGCCGGTGTTCGGGCTCGGCCAGTGGCTCGCCTGCCTCGACGCGACGAGCAAGGCGACCGGCGCGATCGCCTTCGGCATCGACGTCGCGCCCGATCGCTCGACGGCCTCGATCGCGGCGTCGGGCGGCAGGGGTGACGGGCGCGTCCATGTCGAGCTGGTGGACCGCCGCGACGGCACCGATTGGGTAGTCTCGCGGATGGGCGAGCTGGTCGAGCGGTGGCGGCCGGTGGCGGTGGCCATCGATCCAGGCGCGCCGGCCGGCTCGCTCGTCACCGGGTTGTCGCTGGCGCGCGTGCCGCTCCTCCTCTGCAACGGGCGCCAGTACGGGCAGGCGTGCGGCATGTTCTACGACGACGTCGCACAGGGGCGGCTCGCGCAGCGCGGGCAGCCGGCGCTCGACGACGCCGTGATCGGCGCCCGCAAGCGCCAGCTCGGCGAGGCATGGGCGTGGGCGCGCATCCCCGAGGCGGCCGACCCGGCGCCGCTCATCGCCGCGACGCTCGCGCGCTGGGCGTACTCGGCGGCGCAGCCGGCCGTGCCGCACGTGTACTGAACGGGGTTACTTATCCACACTCTCGGGCGTATCGTGCGCAGGTGGGGACCTTCCTTGATCGACTGTTAGGGAGATCGGGCGGGGCGACGCCATCCTCCGTGGTCCCCATGATCACCGCGCCGACGACCGTGCCGTGGGTGTCCGGCGGCACGGCGCTGGGGCTGTCGGCCGTGTGGCGCTGCGTGAACCTGATCGCCGACAGCATCTCGGACATGCCGTGGCGCGAATGGACGGGCCCCGACCAGGCGCCCGAAGAGGTGCCCGCTTCGCGCCTGGTCCGGCGGCCGATGGCCGGCCCCACGCGGCGCGAGTGGATGTGGCGCGTCGTCGCGACCGAGTGCCTGTACTCCACGGTCTACCTGCTCCACGTCGGCGGCAGCGACAGCGAAGGCGTGCCGTGGTCGCTGATGCCGATCCCGCCGGCCGCGATCATGCCGCTGACGCCGTCCGATCCATGGGGACTCAGCTCGCCGACGGAATACCTCGTCGGTGGCGAGAGGGTCGGCCTCGAGGATCTCTCGATCATCCGCCGCTCGCCGTTCCCGGGCATCTCCGACCAGGCGGCCGGCATCATCGCCATGGCGCGCTCGCAGTTCCAGGCGTACCTCGCGGCCGACACGCACCTCGCCCGCTACTGGATCAACGGCGGGCCCACGGTCACCGTTCTGCAGACGACGGCCAGCCTGACGTCGGACCAGGCCGCCGGGATCTCGGATTCGTGGACGGCGCGGCGCCAGCTCGGCGGGCCCGCGGTCCTCGACAACGGCCTCGAGGCGAAACCCTTCGGCGCCGACCCGACGACGGACTCGGCGGTCGAGGCGCGGCGCGAGATCGTCGCCGACATCGGCCGCTATTTCGGCGTCCCGTCGCGCATCCTGAATGCCCCGGCCGGTGACTCCGAGACGTACGCCAACGTCGAGAACGACGCGACCGACCTTTGGCGATACACCCTGCGCGGGTACGCGGGCCCGATCGAGGATGCCATCTCGGAGCTCCTGCCGGGCGACTACATCATGGGCCGGCGGATGCGCATCGACCCCGTCCGCTACCTGCAGGGCGATTTACAGAGCCGGTCACAGGCGTACGTCATGCTCGTCAATTCCGGAATTCTCACGATCGACGAGGCGCGAGCCGGTGGGTTCGGACTGGGCCCACTGCCGGAAGGGGCGACGCCACCGCCGGCGTCGGGCGCGCCTGTCGCAATCCCGGCGGCAATGGTGACTGTTGGAGGCTGACGCAATGGCTACACGCGAAGGCAAGGCGAACATCCCGACGCCGGGCGCCGTCGAAGGGCTCGAGGGCGACCCGCGCTATCCCGTCTCCCTGGTCGGCGACGAGCCGACCAATCCCGAGGAGCCCGACCAGAACGACATCACGGCGGCCGTGAAGGCGCACAACGACGCCGAGATCGCGAAGCAGAAAGAGGCGCTGGAAGAGCCCAACCCGAAGACGACGACGACGGATGGCTGAACTCGCCCGCGAATGGTCGGGCTCCGTCCTGCTCCGCGCCGCCGGCGCACCGGAGGAGCGGATCATCGAGGGCGTCGTCGTCCCCTACGGACAGGTCGCCGAGGTCCGCGACTCGCCCGACGGCCGCTCCTACCGCGAGACGATCGCGCGCGGCGCCATGGACGGCCTCGACGCCGCCCGTGTACGCCTGGAATACGTCGCCGACCCGTCGCCGCGCGACCACAACACGCACGAGGGCGCCCGATTGATCGGGCGCGGTGTTGCGGCCGATCTCGGCGGCGACGGCGCTCTCGTGCGCTTCAAGGTGAGCCGTACGGCGCTCGGCGACGAGGCCTACGAGCTCGCCCGCGACGGCGTGCTCACCGACATGAGCGCCGTCTTTCGACCCGTGTCGCAACGCCGCACCAAAGACGGCGTCGTCGAGCGCACCAAGATCGAGCTTGTGCGTGCGGCGCTCGTCGCGCGCGGCGCATACCAGGGCGCACAGATCACGGCCGTGAGGGCCGCTGCGGAGGGTGAAGTGTCAGACGAGAAGACGACGGCGCCGGCCGAGGACACCGACGAGAAGGACGAGGACACCGACGAGACGCCGAAGGGCGAGCGGCCGAATCGCACGCGCGTGACGGTCGACGTCGATCGCGCCGCGGCCGAGCGTGAGACGGCGCAGGCGTTGTCCAGGGCGTCCGGGCCCCGCGTGCAGATCACGCGCTCCGAGAACGTCTACCGCGCCGACGCGACGTGGTCCGGGCGCGACGATCGCGGCCGGCGCGTGTCGCTCCTGTCGGACGGCTGGAAGGCGCGCAACGGCGACATGGAGGCGGCCGAGCGCCTGTTCCGGTGGGAGCAGCTGCGCGGCGA